ACTATTTCAAATAGAATAAATGGTACTACAACAAATAAAACAATAACATTTGGAGATAGTATTACAATGTGTACTATTCAAGATTTTGCTTTTGGAGTATTAGCAGACAATTTAGACTTATCCGCAGCAACTCATATTAGAGCAGCTTACAATACTACTATTTATCAAGACAAAACATTAGGAGTAAGACTATCTTATCTTGATAATAATGTGATAACTTATGCAGCAGTAACAGATTAATTAAAAATTAAATAAAGAGAGAGATATTGAGATGAAAAGGATTATAACAAATATGTCAAAAGCTAGACAAAAACGTTTGCAATATGAATTAGAAGATAAAAGTGTAGAAACGTATCTTTATAAACTATTCGCTTTATTTGCAACTCCTAAAGGGTTTTTATTATCATTATTATTTGGAACTGCTGCATATTTCACTCCTATAGGAATGGTAATACTTGTAATAATTATTTTTGTAACAGTTGATTTTCTTACAGGGATATTAGCATCAAGAAAGTTAAAGATTCCTGTTAAGAGTAAAAATATGAGAGCAACAGTTACAAAATTGCTTTGCTACTTCATTACAATTGTATTAGCTTTTTTAATTCAAAAAGAGATTATTAAATATGAGTGGTTTGAAATTATGAACATAAGTGCTGGTTTTATTGTATTGGCAGAATTTAAAAGTGTTAATGAAAATTTAGAAGTACTTACAGGTAACCCAATATTTTCAACTATATTTAAAGCAATTAATAATATTTTTAAAAAGAATACCGATATTGATATAAAAGATAATGAATAAAATTAAACCAGATATGAAAGATATAATAATTAGACCATGCAAGCTTTGTTGGATAGTAGGTCATTGTAAAAATGAACCTGGAGCATTTCATGAAACTGTAGGATATGAGTTTGATTACAATTTAGAAATAGCTTCTGGATTAACAGATCTTGGTGATGTGTTTACATTTGAACCAGGAAATATAAGTTTTAATAATAACTATAAATATGTTATTCAGAAATCAATGGTTCCTAAAACTAAAGATTATGATATTGGTATTGAATTGCATTTTAATTCATATTCTAAAGAAGCAAATGGAGTTGAAGCTTGGTATTGGGATGGTAATGAAAAAGGTTATAAAATAGCAAGTAAATATTGTTCTTTGATGGCTAAAGAGTTTGGTTCTATCAATAGAGGACCTAAAGCAATTAAACATGACGGACAAAGAGGTTATTGGACTTTTGCTTTACAGAAACCTACTATTGTTCTTTTAGAGCCTTTCTTTTGTACTGGCAGAGAAAATATAAAATTTGATGAGCCACATGAGAAGATACAATATCAGAATGTTCTTAGAAAATTAGCAGAGTATATACAGACTGAATTATAATATGAATAAGAATAATATCATAAAATCATTATTAGTTGTTATTGCCGTATTGTTGGTAATTATAATATTTATGAGGGAATGCAAAAGATGTCCGGAAGTATCACAACAAACTTCACTGGGAGCTGATACTACTTATATTTATGAATATGGGGATACTATAGAAGTTATCAGCAATTACTACATTCCGGGACCGAAGGAAACGATTTACATAACAATACCACAAGATGTTGATACTCCGGGCATTTTAGCTGCTCATTTCAGTAAAGTATATTATGTTGATGTAATGTTAGATGATAGTAATGCATATATTTTTGTTGAAGATACATTGTATAAGAATAGCATCATATCTCGAAATTATGTTTATAAGGATAAAACTCCCACACATATAACACAGCAAATAATTACTTATGATACATGTAAGGAATGTAAAACATTTAATATTGGCTTTGGTGGGATTATAGGGGGCTATACAGACAAGTTTGGAGCAGGACCTAGTATAATGCTTACAACAAATAAAAAAGGCTCTTATACTGCTTCTTATGATGCAATAAATAAAATTGGTTATTTAGGAATATACTGGAATATAAAATGAAGATAGAATTAGGTGTACCATATCATATTATGCCAGAATGTACTTATCAGGAAGACAATAAATTTGTAAAGACTGATAGGTTCTCTCCTGTTATATATGGTAATGATAAACCTAATGAAAGAGATCCTTTTCATATTCGAGTAGATGAGTGGGATGAATCAGAAGTTGCAGCTGGCATTATAAATGGAAAATATATTGTTGATGAGGCATGGTGGAGAAAGCAATGGGATAGATGTATAAATGGATATACGGTTAAATTTGCAAGAGCTAATGGAGAAGATGTAACGATAACAGGAATACATTATTTTTATTTGAATTTCTGGCCCATATATGCTAAGAAAAAAGGTGGATTAAATGTAAAGACATTAACAAGTCCTAGATTTACTGATTTAGATTTTGAGATATTCTGGAGAATTCAATCAATGAAATCTTTATCAAAGGATGATTTATTTTACAAGTCAAGACAAAAAGGATTTTCTGAAAAAGCAGGATGTATAGTAGCATGGAATTATACATTTATTCCTTATAGTGAAAATCTTATTGTTGCCGGTAATGATGAAGATAGTGAAAATACAATGGGAAAAGCAACTAGAGGATTAGATTATCTTATCAATACACAATTCTATAAGGAAAGAAAAAAATCAGCATCTGATTATTATATTGCTTCTAAATTTGGTAGTAAGATAAAACAATTAACTGCAGGTTCTAATGGTATGCAATCTGTATCTCGTTTTACTCCTTATTGGATTATTTATGAAGAAGTAGGTAAATGGCCCAAAGGATTAGTAAGAGCAATGAGAGAGTTCGTAGATGTATCTTTAATGAATGAGGGTGTAAAGACTGGATATGCTATGTATATTGGTACTGGTGGAGATATCGATACAGGTGCTGCTGACTTAGAGAAGATGTATTATAATCCTGATCAGTTTAATTTATTGGAGTTTCCAGATATTTTAGAAATGGAACATATGAGAAATAAGAGTACTGTAGCAGGATTTATCCCTTCATGGAAATATGCTAAAGTAGATACTGATGGCAATTCATTAAAAAGAGAGAGTTTCCAATATCATGAGGAGAAAGGTTTAGAGAGAAAGAAAGAAGCTAAGATACTTTATTCTGTTAATAATCCATTATATCCTCATCAAGGATTTATGGTTCCTAGTGGTGGTTATTTTGGAGAAAAGAAACAGGCAAAACTTATAGAGCGTAAAACTAAAATATTAACTGATAGATCAGAGCAGATAGTAGAAGAAGGTAATCTTTATTGGAAAGTTAAAGATGATTGGAATAGTGGTGTTTATTTTGAGCCAGGACCTGATCAAAATGGAGTAACTAGAGTAGTATTAACAGAGAGACCAAAAATAAATGAACAGACAGGAAAGCCTTATGTTAATTTATATAAGCAAGGTACAGATAGTTATGATAGAGATGAGGCTAATGCAAGTACATCTGTAGGTTCATCAATAGTAAGCCATGGTTTTTTAGATTATAATAGTTCTAGTAATTATCCTGTAGCTAGATTAACGATAAGACCTGAGACTTGGGAAGGTGGAGCAGAAGCATTTTTTGAAGAAGTATTAAAATTAAATCTTTATTATGATTCAATAAATCTTATAGAGTATTCAAATATTCGTATCTTTGACTTTTATAAACATCATGGATTTAATCATTTATTAAAAGAGAGACCAAAGTTAATGATTGCTAAATGGATTCAAGATAGTAAGGTTGCAAATGATTTTGGAATAGATCCTAATAGTAAGCATCATTGGTTAGCAGAATTATCAGATCAAATGACAGATGAGTGGATATCTAATTTATATGATATTGATATTATATCAGCATTAGCAAAATTCAGATATTCTCCAGGTAAAGGAAGATACAATTGTGATATTACTATTAGTATGGGTTTATTAGCTGTATTATATCAAGATGAAATAGAATTAGAAGTTATTAAGGAGCAGGCAGAAGAAAGATATTCATTGCCCGGAATTACATTTAAAAGAAGTGGTAATGCATTTAAAGTATATTAATTATGAATGAAAGAAGAACATGTTTAAGATTAAGTGATATTGATATGAATTATGCTAAGGCATATTTAAAGTCAGTAATTAAATCTGTTGGCTCTGGAGTACATGACAAGCGAAAAGATATGACTTGTTGGTCTATGTTTTATTCTAAGATGAAAAATAGTGATTATGATTATTTAACTAAATATGGCGATTATGATATTCCTGTTAATGTTCGTTTTCATTCTATTGTTAAGCCTAATATAGATTGGTTGGTATCTAAGTATTTAGGAAATCCTTTTAACTTTTCTGTAAAGACTACAGATAAGAAATCATTAAATGATAAATATGAGCAAAAGATAAATGCTTATGTTGAATCTGTCATTCAAGGTATAGAATCTAATTATCTTCAATTACAGACACAATTAGAATTGATTGGTAATAAGCAGCAGGAAATAAATATGATGGCTCAACAGCAGCCTGAGAATGAAGAAATGGCTAAACAATTGGAAATGATAAAACAACAGCTTCCAATGATTAACTTACAGCTTACTCAAATGACTAATGCATTGAAGAGAGAGCAGAAAAGAGTTTCTGAAAAGATGGATAAAGCTGAATTGCTATCTAAATTTAAGCCAAAAGATATGAGAGAGGATTTATTACAACGTAAATTAGTATCTTTTTATGAAGAAAATAATATTGGTAATGTTCATAAATGGACAATGACAGAAAAATGTGTTACTGGCAAACCATATATTTATGTCGATATAGAGAACAATAAATTAACTTATAAGTATTTACCTTCATATTCAGTTTTTCATCCTAAAAATGCCTCTATTGATGGTGTAGAGGATGGTGATTGGATAGCATACGAAGAATTTTTAAGTTATGATCAAGTAATAAGTAGATATGGTGATGAATTAAATGGTAGAGATTTAAAGAAATTAGAATTATTTGCTACAAATTATGCAAGTGAGACTAATCCTGCATTCGAATTATATGAAGATGATGATCAGGGAGCAGCAAACTATGTTAATTCTTATAAGCCAGTAGTATCTAGGAATCAAATTAGAGTATTGCATGTATTTTGGCAAGCATCAGTACAAATAGAAGCAATAAAATCTAAGACTTCTGATAATCAATATGAATTTACTAAGATTAAGAAAGATTCTGATATTCCTAAAGGTAATCAGAGAGTAGAAAAAAGATTTAAGCAGTATTTATTACAAGGTACTGTAATAATGGATCATATTTATTGTGATGTTAAGTTAAGAGATAAGCAATTCCTTAAGGTAGATGATTTTGGTTGGAACCAGTTACCAATAGTAGGAGATAGTTTTGATGATATAGGTAAAGTTCCTTATTCAATCATATGGGCTACAAGAGACCTTCAAGCATTATATCAGATAATAGAATACTATGAAGAATTATTGTTGGTTATAAGCAGTGTAAAAGGCTTTGTAATGGATAAGTCACAGCTGCCTACTGGTATGTCTGAAAAAGAATGGGCTTATATGAGAAAATTAGGTACTATGTGGATAGAGACCTATAAAAAAGAAAGAAGACAGCAAACATCATTTAATCAATTTGCTCAATATGATGATAGTATTCCTGCCAGTATTCAATATTTGGGTATGATGAAAGATAGAATACAACAGAGAGTAGATCAAATTACAGGAGTAACAAGATTAGCAAGAGGAGAAACAGAACCAAGAGATGCAGTAGGTAATACTAAGTTATCAGTACAGGCAACAAATATTATTGCTGATGTATTATTTTGGGAGCATGATCAAGTAATAAGAAGGTCTTTAACAAGAGCAATGAATCTTTATGCAAAATTTATTGGTAAAGATGGAGAAACTTTTAGTATCTTTGACAGAACAATTGGAGAAACAGATATTATAGAAGTTCCCAAAGGATTATTAAATGGAGCAGATTATGATTGTCAGATAATGAATAACAATAAAGATATCAGAGATATTCAAGAGTTAAAACAAATTATCGGAGCAGAATATTCAAGAGGTAATGTAGATATGGGAGATATGATAAAAGTATTCCAGTCAACATCAATAACAGAAATGAGAGTATTAGCAGAGCATCTATATGAAAAGAAAGTTGAGGCAGCACAAGCATCACAGCAAGGCGCATTAGAAGCAGAAAAGCAGATAAAAGAATTTGAGGCTCAATTAGAGATGAAAATTAAAGAAGGAGATCAGAATTTAAAGAATATCGAGAATCAATTAACTAAGTTAGAATTAGATTTAAAAAATAAAGAGATAGAATATAAGAAAGAAATTGAGGATAATAAAATAAAATCTAATAACTTTGTAAAAATGTTAGAGATAGCCACTGATTTTGAAAAAGAAAAAAATAGATTAGATGCAGAAGAAAGATCAATAGGTGTAGATCAAGCTTTAAAGAAAGCAGAATTATTAACACAGATGATATTAGGTTCTCAAAAGAATATGATTGATGATAAAAAACTTGACACTAGAGTAAATAAAGAGTAATTTTATGTTTAATTTAAATAGTATATTTTATGAAAGAACAAAGTAAAAATTTTGTTAGAGGAGAAAACGCTGAGAAAGTAGAAATGCTTAAAGACAGAGTATTGGTTAGGACAATAAGGATTGAGCCTAAGAAAAAGACTAATATCATTATGCCTAATCAACAAGCAGAAAAAGATCTTTATGATATTAAAGATTATCAGGGTTTTCATCCGGGAGTTGTAGAAGTAATAAATGCTAATTCTCCATTGGCTAAAGAGTCAGGAATTGAGGATGGAGATATTATTGCAATTCCTGTAAGAGTATTTAATCTTATAATGTCAGGGCAAGCTGATACTTTATTAGTTGATGATGAGGTATTATATGCATTGCATGTAAATGATTTCATTTGTAAGATGAATTACTACAGAGAGAATTTTAAAAATGGTAAGATTGTTAAAAAATCATAATCATGGAAGAAAATATTAGATACATATCAGAGGAAGAAATGGATTCCAGATTGGATGGAGATATTCAAGCAGAAGAAGGAATTCAATATCTTATTGGAACAGAGGAACA